AGCCTACTTTCTACTTTCTGTAATGGACTTTGCTTACACGAACACATTTCCTTTTTCCTTTCTTAAATCATCTAATCGTTTATTTGCTTCCCAAAAGATTTCTGTGAAATAATAACACATTTCGTAGTTGTCGTTTTCGGTGTGGTGTTTAATTTGTTCTTCAATATTCGCTAGTGTGTTATTCAACAACTGCGATGGTAATATATCCGTCATCTGTGCGGTGATGATGATTTGTTGAAACAATACATCAACGCCTGCTTCTATTACCTTCTTCCTGTCTTCAATAGGTAGGTTAAACAATTCACCTACTTCAACATCTTCTATATTATCAATCATAGTGCGTTTCGTTTTACTTCAGGGTTCATATCACTTCTAAAAGAATATAACTCCTTTTCCAATTTTTCAATATGGGTTTGGTATTTTTCTAATTGTAATTTTAATTCTTTTACTTCAGCCTTCAAGTCATTTATTGCCATCGTATAAACAGATATTACTTCTTTAACATTTTCAATTTCCAATCTGTTTGCTTCTGCCTTGGTTTTTCTATTACCAACGATGTATCCTACTATCGTTGAAATAAAACCAATTACAGCGGTCGTTATTACATCATTCATAATCTATAAATATTAGTTGTCCTTGTTTTTTATTGGTAAATTATGTCGTTCGTGAAATTGTATCCAAATCGGTATGTTCCCTAATGTATCATAATTCAAGTTATTTAGAATTACTTTTAGTTCCCTATCCATATTTTCCCTTTGTGTTTGTTGTCCTTTTGATGCTCTACAATTCATACACATCAAACAATTCCCATAAGCGTCTATGTAATCTATACAACCCCTAAACTTTGTTTTGGGGAGCCATCTATCACAATACCTACATTCATATTCCCATTCCCCGTATTCATCAACACGCTTTCTTCTAATCAGTAAATCATCATCATTTAGTTCCATCTTCGTTTAATTAAAAAAGGGGGGTTGAATAGTTAGGACAAACGAATAAGAATAGTATATGGGAAACACTATTAGAAAGCAAACCCCCCCTGATAAATATAGTCATCATTATCAACAATATCCATATTATCATTTTCTAAATGAAAATATAAAATGTTTCTTTCTTCCTGATTTAATGATGTGTGAAATATTTTAAGAAAAAATATTTCATAATCATCAGTATTCCATTCAAGCATTTTTCGTTTAGTTGCTTCTACATCGTGTCGTTGAAACCATCGTTCCATTCTGTTTATCTGTTTCATAATAAAGGTTTTTCTTTAATAGGTAGTTCAATCTTCATTTCAGCTGGAACCCACACACAATTATACGAACTTCTTTTCACACCAAATCTGTTTTTGATTACAGACATCGTTGCTCGGTTCTGTTCTTCTTGTTCGGGACTTCTAGTTAAAGCCAAGATAAATGATGCTTTCTGTGCTTTGGATATTGACCCTGAAATATTTTCTATTGATAGTTCTTTGTTTATTCCACTTCTGTTTGCTTGAACCGCAGACCATAATGCGATGTTATACTTTTGACTGATGTGTTCCAATTCATTTACGATTGAAATATCATTCTGCCATATTTCTTTCTTGTTAGACCCAACCAAACAATCCACATAATCCAATACAATCACATCAGGAATAAAACCATCTTGAATTGTGTTATTGATTAGTGCTTCAATATCTTTGGTTGTTGTGTTATTTGATTTCATTTGGACTAAACGAAGGTTGGAAATTGTCTTTCCCCTTCGTAAGTCGTCCGTTGAAGGATTACCAAGTTTGGTTCTGTGTGCTCTTAAATAAGTGTTTCTATGACCCTCAAATACTATGTGTAATGTCTTGTATCCATTCAACATAAAATTATTTGCCAGATAGGTTAGAAATACGGATTTACCCACACCTGTTCCTGCCAACAACAATCCCAATTCACCTTTTGCTATTCCGTATTCATCAATCAATTCCAATTTGGTTGGAATTGGTTGTCTTGTTTCTTCTTCAAGTTCTTCCCAAAGGAATATGGTTTCGTAGTTCGGGTTTTCTTGTTGAAGATTATTCACATCAACAATCACCTTTTCCAATTCTTCACTTGAAAGTTTTTCAATCTTGTTCGCAGTTTTGGAAACAATATTGTCCTTTAATCTTTTCTTTAGGTTGTCTTCCAAATAGTTCATTTCACCTTCAGTAAGTTCTATTGGGTCAATTACCAATAACAAATGGTCTATACAGATTTTAGTAATCTGTGGTGCTACACCTTCGTTGATAATCATATCACAAACGAAATCTATACTTGGGACTTCATTATACTTTCCGTAATATTCTATAATGTGTTGAAGAATATACTTGTTATACTTTTCAACAAATATTTCATCACGGGTAATGTATTCAATATTCTTGATTAGAATACTGGGTTTGTTGAAAATGGATTTCAACATCTTATTCTCAAAATCTTTTATCATATCGTCAAAGTTAAAACTTTTTTTTTAGATTTCCAAAGGTTTATTATTTACATTATACAATATGATATTATTTTTCTTTTCATAAGAAAAAAAAATAATATCATTTATATTGTTAAATGATAATAAATCCTTTAGGACTTTTGGTTAGAGCTCTATATCTCCCCACCTTCCGTTTTTATCCATAGGGTTCTTCAACCCGATATTGATTTTGGTAATCTGTGTTCGTGATACTTTGTATTTTTCTGCTATTTGCTGATGGGTGTAATCCCCCGTTTCCAATAACATTTTAATTTTACGAACTTGTGTCGGTGATAATACTGGTCTTCCCATAATCTTACTTCTTTAAGTTTTGATAAAAGTTTATGGACTTTTCAAGGGATAATTCCCTTTGCCATTCTTGTTGTTTAACGATAAGATATTCTTTGTTGGTAAGTTTGTCGTGAAGGTGGCGTTCCGCAACGGGTCGCACTTCCTTCTTATTATTGTTTCCCATATACAATAAATAGTTCCTGATGGAACAAAAGTCAAACTAATAAAAAATAAAATTAAATTATTTTTGACCCAACTTTCGTTCAGGTTCAGTAAAAGGTTGTCGTAGTGCTTGACGCATTTGTTCTGCGTGTTCTTTACAAATGGATTGTCTTACCCCAATCTGTCCTACATTTCTAACCATATCGGCAGTTGAAGAACAACGGGCTACATAACCCGATATACTTTCACCCCTATTATACTTCGGTAGATACACTTTATTTGGTGTTTAAGACACTTTATTAGTAGCAGCACATATTGTTATAGCTGAACCTTCTACGAGCTCCTAAAACAAGACCACCATTTCTAAACTTATCACGGGGATTTGCTGGTTGTAATCCGTTGGAAAGCATATAAGTATAGTATGGGACATAATCGTTTTGGTTCCAGTATAACCAATCATTACATCTTTGACTATAATAAGTTGCTAAATCTTGAAACTCATTTTTCAAGGTTCGCCAAACAGATAAATCAACATTATTACTGAACTCCCCTTGTTGTGATTGAACGCCCCTGTTTGCGTATTTCGCTAATAGGTTGATTGTTAGATAGTTCATCGTCCAATATAACACTACATTCTGTAGGTAATTATCCAATAAGAACTTGAACCTTTCATTAGCAGGGTCATCAATCGTGTTGGTGATAATCAATTCATTTATCTTATCAAACAATCTATCACCCAATATATCACGAGCGTTGATGAAGTGAGCCTGTTGTAAGGCAGGTAAGATGTTTCCACTTAAAAGGGAATATTCTACAGGTAAATTATCACGAACATAACTTTCGTCTATCCAATATATCATAATTCAGGTGTTCTAAACTTGTTTATCAATTTAATTGGTCTATCGTATTTTAACGCTAATATGTTTTCAATAGATGCGTTTGCTTTTCTAACCATAGGCTTAATTGTGGTTTCCATCATCAAGTTCCAAGCCACATTTATTTCTTCTGCGTTTTGACTGAATGCTGAATTATTCAAGGTTGAAATACCAAGAAGTAATGGTGATGCGACTTGTTGTCCTGTAAGGATTGCCTGAACGCACATTTGTAATATTTCGGTATAGAAACTATCATTACCCGTATTACTGATTGGTTCAATAACAGGTCTTTCATCAGCAGAATTACTGAACGCCAACATAAGTTTTTGTCCGTTCTTTCCTTGATAAGACCTAACCAATTCTTCGTATGTAGAAAGTCGTTCTTCAGGGGTAGGGTCTCCTATCAAACTTACAAATAAGTTCGGCATAAGTGATGCTGCCAAGTTTGTCTTGTGGAATTGGTAGATTTCTGCTTCCAATACACAACTATCAATAGACGATTGATATGGTGTTAAAGGGTAGTGTCTATTCATCGTTGGGGTATAATCTTTCCAATATACCATTTCACGACCTTCACGGGTTTCCATATTTAATGATTGGAACTTTACAACTAATCTTTTTTGTTGTGTGTTCTGCCAATCTTCACATACATAAAAAACACCATTTTCCCTGTTGTGTATTTCTACATCTTGTTTTCCAACACGAACATCTTGGAATGGAATATGGTAAATACTTTCAATTCTACTTCCATCACGGCTTTTAATTACTTCCAAACTATAACCACCGAATAACCAAATATCATAAAATACTTTGTAATATAATTCACTAATCGTTTCGTATTTATTCACCAACACATTTCCTAAATCTTCAATTTCAACACCATCGCCATAGGTCATATTTACTTTAGCATCAATAGCCACCGACATCGTAGGTGAATGTTCTTTTACTTGAAGGATAAATTGTGGGTAATCATTTCGTAATCCCCACATAACCCAAGGCTTGCTTCTTTCGGTTGCTTCCCTATTTTCACGGGTGTCTAATCTGTTGATTTGATAATCAACATTAAACGAATGGATTTTAGGTTCTATTGGTTTCTGTATGTTTTCCATATTTCTATAAATATAAGTTATACCTTTATTGTTTGTAGTTTAATTATCTAGGTGGGTAAAGATTAGGGCCTGGTTTAGATGTTGAAGCATATAAATCACTTACACCAAATGCTACACTTGTATTTGTTGAAGCGCTCCAAGTAATACCATCAGTAGAATATGCTATTACTGGACGGGGATTTGATACTCCAGGACCAGCATAAGTATTACCCACTACTATAAACTTACTACCATTCCAAGAAACCGAATGTGATGTTGGTGATGCTCCACTTGTTGCGAATATTGTATTACCATTTGACGAACCAGTCCAAGTTAAACCATCGTTGGAATAACCTAAAACATTTGTTCCACTTCCACCAGCGACAAATCTACTACCATTCCAAGCAACACAATCAACACTACTACTGAATATACTACTACCATTTGTAGATGCCGACCAAGTTATACCATCGTTGGAAACTGCTATTCTATCCCCGCCTAGACCGACAGCAACCCATAATGAACCATTCCAAGCAACATCTCTACCTTGTGATGTGATAAATGAATTACCATTTGTAGATGCCGACCAAGTTATACCATCGTTGGAATAACCTAATCTATTTGTTCCATAACCGCCAGCAACAAATCTACTACCATTCCAAGCAATACCATAAACACCAGAAGTGAATATTGTATTACCATTTGACGAATTAGTCCAAGTTAAACCATCGGTAGAATATGCTAATTTATTTGTTCCCTGACTTGAACCAGCGACCCATAATGAACCATTCCAAGCAATAGCATTTACAAAATTATTAAATATTGAATTACCATTTGTAGATGCCGACCAAGTTAAACCATCGTTGGAATAACCTAAAACATTTGTTCCAACACCGCCAGCAACAAATCTACTACCATTCCAACCAAGACCAAAAACTCCAGTCCCGAATATTGAATTACCATTTGTAGATGCCGACCAAGTTATACCATCGTTGGAATAACCTAATTTATTTGTCGTTTCACCGCCAGCAACAAATATAGGTATTTGTGTTGAACTTGGCGTAATTGTCGGGGTCGGCGTAGTCGTTTGTGTGTTCGTTGGTGTGATTGAAGGGGTAATGGAAGGCGTTGGCGTTGGTGTCCCTGTATTCGTTGGGGTAATGGAAGGCGTTGGCGTTAAAGTGGAAGTCGGTGTCTGCGTAGGTGTCCCTGTGTTCGTTGGGGTAATGGAAGGCGTTGGCGTTAAAGTGGAAGTCGGTGTCTGCGTAGGTGTCCCCGTATTTGTTGGGGTAATTGAAGGTGTAGGTGTTAAAGTGGAAGTAGCCGTAATTGAAGGCGTAGGTGTTAAAGTGGAAGTCGGCGTCTGCGTAGGTGTTCCCGTATTTGTAGGTGTGATTGAAGGGGTAATGGAAGGGGTGATAGAAGGCGTCGGCGTTGGTGATGCCGTGTTTGATGGCGTCGGTGTTATACCATCACCATTCTTATAGTAGATTTTATTAGGCTCAAAGTTCGCAGTATTACCTGTATAAAACTCGTTTTCAACAGGAACGAATATAAACGCCAAACTATTTAACAACTTTTCACCTGAAGGATTTAATGATGTTGAATTAGGTGGCATTTCATAAATCCCTAACCAGTATTGGTTTTCATTTACAAGGTGTAAATTACAATCAGTTCCCGCACTATAAATATAGTTTTCAGGTTGGTTCTTAAATGTGTTAAATGTGAATACATCATAACGACCAGTATAAGCACTTGGGTAAGTAGATGTGCTGTTTTCAGGGTAGAAACTTACGATGTTTCTACCTTGAGCGTTCTGTAATCTCCACAGGTATTTTGGATTGGCACCAAAGTTCCCCGTCTTGTATTGGGATACATTTACGAAGATGTTATTGACTGCGTTTTGTTCTATGTATATCATATTTTAATATGTGTTTCTTCCTAATGCGGTTTGGAATGCGTTGATTATACTTGATAATGTAGTCATTTCACCTGAACTAAATTGTCTTCCAAAATGAGCGAATATTATATTTGATGGATTACCAATACCAAGATTTCCATTACTATTACCTATGTAATGTGTTTTGTTTGTGAAATCTGGTATTTGTGTATTATTAACAACTAACACACCATCTTTAGTTCCCAAAACATCTGTTCCTGTTGATGTTGCGATAAAGTATCCAATACCTGCTGCTGAAGGTTGATTATATGAACGATACGATGATGCAGCCGATTTAACATTTGATATAAATTGAACGCTACTAAATGATGTATAAATACCAACCTCAATAGTTCCTGCTGTTGTATTTGTTGAACCTATATCTTGAACTCCTTTATTGCTTAATGTTGTTGTATAAATTGATACAGATTGGTCTGCAGCTGTTGGAACAACTAAAGATGCGTCATAATAAGTTTCTGCGTATGTTCCTGGACCACCATTATTTATCATACCAGATGCGTTATGCGTCCAAACACCATTAAAAGTCAATCTAAATGCGGCATCAGTATCTAATGGATTTATAGCATTAAACTTGTGTGATGCTGCCGTGCCACCTAGAACTGGATACATAGCGTCTATTCTTGTATAAAGTCCATTTGACTTTAACGCCAAGAACATATTATTTGTTGCCGCAGACATCGGTGATGAAACAGCACCACCCGCAGCAACAACGGCAGATAAGTAAGCAGCGGCATCAGGGTCAAATCCCGCTGGCGTTTGACTTGGGGTATTCGTTGGTGTTGGTGTCGCAGTTGAAGTTCTTGTCGGTGTAGGCGTTTTTGTATTAGTAGGTGTGTTGGTAATCGTTGGTGTGATTGAAGGGGTAATAGAAGGCGTCGGCGTTGGTGTAGTAGTGTTGGTAGGCGTAGGCGTTGGCGTAGGTGGAATTGGACTTGGTGATGGGTCAGGAAATAAAATTGGTGGGATTTGTCCCCCGTAATTATACACTTGTTCGCCTTGGAAGTATTGGGTAAGTAATGATTTAACCTTCATTTTGTATTTGTTGATGAACCTGTTTGATTAGGTCATTCACATTCGTATCACCACATTTACCCATATTAAATAACTTGGTAAATATTAGGTCATCATTCCTGTAGAATAGAACCTTTATTGTAATTATTTCACTATGTAAATCAAGTCGTAAGTTAGTTAAAATATATCGTGTTATTGGGACATAAGTGTTGTCCTTTCTAACCCTAATATCTTTGATTACTTCCAACATAATTGGCTTAAAAAAATGGGGGTTTTTACCCCCCATTAAAAAGTATTTTTTTAATTAGTTGTTGTAGTATAAACCGAAACCTGAACCTGCTACGAAAGCAGACAAGGTAGTAGATACTAACATTTCAGGAACGCTGATTGAACTTTGTGAAGTTAAACCGATTGAATACAACTGGTCGTCCCCTGGTAATGAACCAGAAACAATACCTGCTGTTTCAACATACATTCCACCACCACCATTTACATCAGCACCCGCCAAGAAAAACTTACCTGTCTTCAACTTTACGATGAAGTAAGATTGTGTGTTCTTTACGATTTGTTGGTAAAGGTTTGTGTTTTCCTGTGAATAACCAGGAATTGTGAATAAAAGTTTAGTAAGGAATGTGAAACCTAGTGATGGTAAGTTGATTGATGTTTCTTCATTCAACGCAGCACTACTATTTCTAACTAAATCTATTTGTTGGAAAGTTAAACCTGTAGTAGCAGCTGAAAATGATGTGATATACCCATCAGGGTCGTAAGTGATTGAAGCGAATTGTGCGTCTGTAGAAGTTCCTGTAGATGTTAAAACGAATAATTCGTCAATACCAGGAACATTATTTACACAACTAGCAAGTGCTAATCCGCTTGTGATAATACAATTAGAAGCCATAATTTTATGTTATTATATTTTTTGTTATTTTTTTATCTTCCTTATTTGGTTTATAGCCCCGTAGGACTATAAACCATTAGGAATGTGATTATTTAATTATTTTGCGAAAACTACCTGTGAAGGAATACCTACAGCAGAACCAATCTTCATAGCCAACTTTAATCTTGTTTGTTGGAAATCCAAAGAATACCAAGAAATAGGTGAAGAAATGTCGCTCAACAAGTCAGTTCCCATCATCAAGTTTTCAGCGTTAGTCAAAACCATATAACCAGCAGCGATTTCACAAGAAATAGCGATTACATTTGTGAATGGGATTTGGATTGCCATTTGTCCGTTCGCCAAAGTAATTGGGTTAAAGTTGAATAAGTTTTGGTTTCTTAAAGCCAACTGAAGTGCTTGGAAATCGTTGTGGTTCAACGCCATAATAGTATTGATGACTTTTAACGGAGCAGGAAGTGCCAATATGTAGGCATCTGCTACGGAAACCGCATTATTTATAGTCATCGCAGTATATGTTTTGTTGATTGTTTCTGCTGTGAAAGGTGCGCTTTCCAACTGCTCTATCACACCAGAACAACCATCAGTAGCCGTTTCAGCGTTCCAAAACTTTCTTGAAGCATAAACCGATGCTTTCTTCGCAATATCATTCATAAACGCTTCTTCAACTGAAGGAGCCAAGTTAGGTGGGTAAGAACCTGGTGATAATCTAATAGACATAATTGTTCTATTCAATTCATCATCACACCAGTTCTTTTGTATGTTGTATTGGCATACCTTTAATTCTCTTTCAGTCAATTCAATCGTTCCGCCTGTGAAGGAACAAGAATTACCTGGAAAAGCGATGTCGTCAATCGCACCTGTTTCATATACAGGGATTAGTTCGCCAAACTTTATGTTAGGGACAACTTTGTAAGTAGAACTTTCAATAGTGTCTATAACGATTTTTGATAAAAGCAAATCTGCGTTTGCGTTCAAGTAATCTACCATTCCAGTAGTATCAAAATCAAAATTGAAGTTTTTAAGATTTTTCATAATTATTGTTTTTTAATTTTTTGTTTTTTTTTATTTGTTTAATTTCATCTTTTTCAAGATTTCATACCTGCTGTCGCTTGAAAAAGCGTTAGACATCAAAGTATCCTCTTTTAAGGGAGCGTGTTTTGCTTCATTCTTGAAGGCTTGTAAATCTGCTTTCAAGTCAGCAATTTCTTTAGTGTTTGCTTCAAACGCAAACAATACATCGTGTATCGCTTGTTTTAATGCGTCTAATTGTGTGCTTTCCATTTTTTCTTTTTCAGCATCAACAATAACCACACCTTCGTCTTCTACTTCGTCTTCCATAGCGTCTTTGATTTCAACCAACTTTCCTTCTTCATCTGTGATAAAGATTTTCATTCCGTCAGCCAATCTGTGCGTTCCAGAACCTACTTGTGTAAATGTTCCGTCTTCGTTTTTAACACTAATAGTATCACCCAAAAGGAACTCCCCTTCAGTTGAATTGGTGATGATTACGCCACCATCTAATTCTACTTCAGCGAAGGAATGGGAAACACTTGAAAACTTAAAGCCAACTAGGTCAGCGACTTTTTGTAATAATTCAATATTTTTCATAGTTTATTTTTTTTTTATTGTTTATGATAAATATATGACTTAAATGTTTAAGACATAGATTTATCCATTTCTTTTAATAGTGCTTCTAATTTCATAACAAGTTGTGCTGCGTTGTAGTCCATAGCCTCTTGGCTATTTTCTTCAACACACTTGTATTCACTTCTATCACCTATCTTAAAACCAATAGCAGTATAACCATAATCAC